GTGCTACTAAAAGACGAGATGTTGACGTCAGTTGGAGCGTTATATGCTGCAGCGGTCAATACATCTATTCCAACGGATTGATACACCAAGTCGAATGAAAACTGAGTTCCCTCATATACGTCATCGGGAATTGGCTCAGCCTGAGATAATGGTGGAGAAGGAAATCCAACCGCGTTTCCGACTGTGAGAGTGTATGCCATGTTATGCTAGATTGACTAGACCTTGTTTATACGTCTTATCATTTAGTAAAGTCAAGCACTGTCTTCTGCCTTTAGAAGAGTAGCTGATGTGAATCCAATTTATTCTCTTATTGTTTCTATTGCCGTTAACGCCAGGATCACGATACTCTAGAAGAAGTTGATCATACGGAAGAATCGAAGCCAACTTCACTGCAGTATCATAGTTAAGTTGATACGCGAATGAATTTCCGCCCATCACTAAGTCTACAGCTTGACCTACTAAGTGTTGAGAAGTTGACGATCCTCCTTGAGGAATGTTGTTTCTGTAGAGAGAAGTGATAGTCCATATAGATCCAACTCCTCCAATGTTTTCATTGATAGGACCTAGTATGTTTTCACATAGATTTTTCATGTTGCACGCTATGTCTTGAATCTTGTATTCTTTTCCTCCCATTACTATAGAACCAAGATTGTATTGACGACGCATAGCCCCTATCGTCCATCTGTATCCAGTCTTATCTGTGTGAAGGATATAACTGTCGGGTAGAGAAGCCATCGTATAGATCGCTGCGCAACCCGATTCGTTCTCCTTAGCATTATTTGATGGAGGTTGAGTTTCTTGTACTGCTGTAGCCATATCATTTACTTTTTCGTTGTCTCTTTTTTCATGATATTGTTTTCCTTCCTGAGTTGCGTTTTCTTCCGGAGTTTCGTATTCTATTTCGGTTTCTAAGTTTCTAGGAGGAGGCTTAAGTTGTGGAAAGTTTGCTGTAGAGCGTTGGCCAGCTTCTATCGCGCCTCCTATCCCACTCGCTGAAGCTGTAGCTGCTCCATTAGCTAGGTAAACTTGACTTCCTTCAATGTTTGCTGTTCCAGAAGCGTTAACTTCGAAGTTAGCTCCAGAAGTTAATAGATTAGCGCCGCTGGAGTTTACATTAAAGTCAGATTCAGATTCAAGCTTGATGTTAGACGCTTTAAGCTTGAATTGACCACCAACGCTAACTTCTAGATCATTGGCCACGTTCAACTTTGCAGTTTGCTTTAGATTGATTTCCGTGTCACCATTGACGTCTATAAAGGCGTCGTTTTCGCATAGAACTCTTGCGATTCCACTTATAGTGACGTTGCATTCACCTGCTATGTATATGTAACCATTTCTATCTATGATGTGATATCCGTCACCTACTATTCTATTGACTTGTGTCCCATTGGCGTCTATTTCAGTGTACGTACCTTTACGATGATACAGGTGAACTCTCTCGTTATCGGGAGTGTCGTCAAACTCTAGTACGTGGCCGGATTCACTCTCCATAACTTTGTTGTATGGATACTTAGCGTTATAGGGTATGTCTACCTGATTCCACGCAAAACCATTCGCGGTTTCAACTGAAGTTAGTCTTTTCTCGTCCTTAAATTCGACTATAGTACCGTCTATTCTTCCTCGAGCTAGTCTGTTCGTGTCTGGCTCTCCAATGTATTTACGAAGAGGATACTTCATGTTTGGATCGCAGAAGCCAGTCACCAAGTTTTTCTGTCTATCAACTGGTATACCGTTCTCTGCTACTTGAACTTCTGACGACTGAAGCTCTTCTCCGGGTTTTGTAGACTTATCAGTTTGAGCTGGAGGAACAGCTTCTCCCAAGAAGTAGTGATAGTATGCTTCCTTCTTAGGCCATCCTGACCTAGCTCCACCTACAGCTGTGAGCGCCGCTTGAAAATATGAAGGATCATTTGATGTGTGACTAACCTTTACTCTGTCTTTAAAGTAAGACACTGTGACTTTCGCTGAAGCTTGCCAATCGTTGTTGAGTGTGTTTGGGTCAGTCAATATGTCGACACCGCTTAGTCGAGAATAGCGTGTATAGTTTGCTCTTCCTGTGATCTGAAGGAATCCTCTGCCATAGTATCTTCCTCCATCTCCCAACTGATTGTTTCCAAGAGACCCTCCATTGTTTTCAGGCGCGTACACGAATTCAAAAAACTGCTCCCGTGATCCTTTCCACCTAGCGTACTTTTCAGCGAGTTGAGGCTTATTAGCAAACGTCTTCGCAAAAGTACTCTGCAATCCTTGAACTGAGTAATTGTATCCCTCACTCTGCGGAACCCACCCACTTTCTCCACCGACTATACCCAATATAGCGGCGCGAGCATACTTGTTGGTGATTCCAGCTGAATCCATTGCAGAGTTTACTGCGGCAATTCCTTGCTTGGCCGACGATGGAGGCGTTGCACTTGGCTTCGATGAAGCTGATGGGTTATACTCTTCTTTAGTTCCAGTTTGAATGGGATTACCATTTCCGTCCGTCACCACTCCACCGTCGCTCGTCGTCACTGGACTAGATGTAGGACCTACTACTCTATTTTTCTCGTCAGTACTTGATTCCTTGATAGGAGTATCGAGAGAAATTACGTCATCCTGTTCTTCTTCTATACTCTTATTTTCTTTCTGAGGAATTCCTCCCACAGATCCGAGTATGATTGGTTGTTGATGATCATCGTCTCTAAACATTACGACAACCCAAGTGCCTTCAACTAATCCTAGAGGAGTGTAACCTATTCCGCTGATAGCAGCTGAAGTTATCGGTTGCATTGGATACGCCCAAGGGAGTTCTTCAGTTGGAAGAACTGTTTTGTCGTGAGTGTGAACTCCAACAACTCTAACTTGGCACCTTCCCAATTTTAGAGGATCTTTTCTATTTTCAACGCATCCAGTATATAACATATTATTTGCTCAAACTCGTTAATGTTGAATTCTTAATTAGCTCTAAATTACAAGTGTGGTTTTCTCTCGTAATAACGTGGCTTATCGCTGACACTAAGTATTTCCCGGATAACATTTCATCTTTACCTTCATCCGCATCTTCCTTTGATATTTGAGATGTTCTAGGTATAAAGACGTCCATTATTTGTCCAACTGTATAGTCGGTTCTACCTAACACATTGACGTTAATCGAGTATTTTCTTAAGTTTTCAAAGAATGATAATCTTCGTTGAACTATTTTTGCGTTTGTTGTATCAATGAAGTTTTGATATGAAGCGTAGTGCTTTGGAGTCGTCAATATAGTGCTAGACGAATTTACTAGTGAATACTTAGAATATATTGGGTTAGTGTTAAGTAAGTGAAATGGCTGAGGATCTTTTTTAACTGAATAGTCTTTTGCCGTATATTTCTTGGTGAGTATATCGTGTGTGATAAGCTTAGATTTCATTTGACCACTTTGTATTGCTTTCATATAGTCAGTTAAGACTGGAATTTTTACATCTAAAATTCTCTTATAGTCTTCTGTAACATCTGCTTTACTATCAACTTCGCGGTCAATTCTAGTTCGTGAATAGTTGTCTTTAGATAATTTTTGATAAGGATTATTTTGAAGTAAAGTATTAATTGAAATGAAATTCAATCCATCTCTATTCTCAAAGAAAAGATATGACGGCGAATTTTCTAGATTAGACGCAGATGAAGCTAGATAGTTCAAGCATTTTACTGGAGACCAATAGTTACTCACGAACTTAGTTGAATTAGAAGTTTTTTCTACTATCAAATTCTTCTTTGAATCTAATCCATCACTCTTCATTAATTTACGCGCAGACTCTGCGATGTTTCCACTTATTACAGAATTGATTCTGGTATTAGCGTCGATTAAAAATTCTTCTGATATCGCCTTTATAGTATAAGCGACTTCTCTTTCGGCTGTGTACATTCTATCAGTTATTTTGTAGATGTAAAATCTTCCATCTATAGTTTGTTCAATCGACGGAGTTTTTATACTTAATTCAATATACTCTTCGCCAATAAATGGAAAAACATTGATGAAGTCTACTGATTCACGTAATACGATGCTCAATGACATGAATGGAGAAAATATATCTTCAAATATTTCTATAGTCAAAATTTGCGCAGCGATATTAACTTTCATTCCATTGAGAGAAACCAAATCTACTCTAGATAAATTGACTTCTCCCGCGAATTTAATTATTTCTCCACTTTGATTCATATAAATGCATTATTGAGTTCTACAATCATCTGAGATATATACGCTGAAGAAATTACTTTAATTCTTCTCTTAGATTCATTCACTTCAAACTCATATTGATAGTTATCTACTGCGCTATATCCTTCAAATAGCGTAAAACAGTTTGCGGGAGGTGTAAAACTAAAAACACTGTCAAA